ATTATCGAAGTCACGAAGTGTATGAAAAACACTCCGTACGCGATGAGAACTTACTTACAAACTTTTGACAACACTGTTAAAAAATATGTACCATTAGACCTATTTCCCGACCAAGTAACATTAGTTGAAGATTACGATAATTACAACGAAAACATTGCACTAAAATATAGACAGGCGGGTGTTTCCACAGTCACCGCCGCATGGTCGTCAAAAAAATTAGTCTTCGCTAAGAAAAACAATCCAGAGAAGATACTGATTATTGCCAACAAATTAGATACTGCGGTAGAATTTGCTAATAAAGTTAGAGGATTTACAGAGCAATGGCCTGCTTGGGTAGGAGTTGGGTTTTCACAAGAAAAGAACTCACAAAGACATTTCAAACTAACAAACAATTGTGAAGTTAAGGCAGTTGCAACTTCTAAAGATGCCTTACGTGGTTATACACCTACAATCCTAATATTCGATGAAGCAGCATATATTGAAGCTGATGACGACTTTTGGGCTGCTTGTATGGCTTCGCTGTCTACAGGGGGTAAAGTGATTGTAATTTCAACTCCTAACGGATATGATCCAATTTATTATGAAATATATGAACAAGCATTGAGAAACATGAATACGTTCAAAGTTTCTGAGATGTTTTGGTTCAAGGATCCGAGATACAACAAAGATCTTTACATGGTAAAATGTGATGATTTGACCGATTATCTTTTGAACCGTGAAAATTACAAAAACACCGAAGTTATAGACCTATCGGTAGAAAATGCCTACGAAAGAGATTATGATGTTGTAAAAAATTATATTTCACAAGGATTCAAACCATGTTCATCTTGGTTTGAAGGTATGGTGAAAAAACTTAAGTATGACAAAAGAAAGGTTGCTCAGGAACTTGAGTGTAATTTCTTAGGGTCAGGTGATAACGTATTCGAATCCACTCTTCTTACGAGAATCAAAGATAATGATATAAAAGACCCTGATGGAAAAATGATGGCGGGTAACTTATGGATTTGGAAAGATCCCGTTATGAGTCATAGATATATCATGGGTGTCGACGTTTCAAGAGGGGATTCTGAGGACTTTTCTTGTATACAAATAATTGACTTTGATGATAGAGAACAAGTGTTCGAATACGTTGGTAAAACACCGCCAGATGTTTTAGCAGAAATTGCTTACAAGTGGGGAAAGATGTATAATGCAATGATTGTAACTGACCTTACAGGTGGTATGGGAGTTGCGACAGCGAGGAAATTACAAGAGTTAGGATACAAAAATTTATATGTAGAAGGATTGACAGAGAGAAACAAGTATAAATGGGATCCAAAAAGGGATGAGAAAATACCTGGAATAAATTTCAACGCAAAGAGAGTTCAAATTATTGCTGCATTGGAAGAAGCTCTTAGACACAATTTCAAAATAAGGTCTCAGAGACTCTTGAATGAAATGGGAAAGTTCATCTATGTAAACGGTAGACCAGATCACCAAAAGGGTCATCATGATGATACAATCATGTCAATTGCCATGGCAATATATGTCGGTGATACAGCATTTCAAAACTTACAAAAAGTTGTTCAACAAACAAAAGTTATGATTGATTCTTGGCACACAGAACGTAGTGAAAACAAAATGAGATCCGACTTTTTCAATCCTACAATACCCGTAGCAGGAAATCACAATCCGAGATATATCAACGAAGCATCCAAAGAAGACTACAAGAAATATGGATGGTTATTTGGGGGTCGATAAGTATTTATATTATCAACGTAACACGTAAAATTGTAAAATGGATAATAAGAATCTAACGGTATGGCAACGACTTTCTGCTGCATTTGGACCTAACGCGCTCCTTAATCAGGATTATCCTACATTTCATTTCGATAAGGAAGTTTTGTTGAAAACACAAAACAAGGCTGAGTACGAAAAGGAAAAACTACAGGCACAACAAACTTTCTATTTATCAAATCAGTGGGCAAAAGTTGAAAACAATTTATATTCTCAAGCAGTTTATTATGAACCAACAAGACTTGCATCCGTTTATGATTACGAGTCTATGGAGTATACGCCCGAGATATCTGCAGCGTTAGATATCTATGCTGAGGAATCTACCACAACAAATGAAGACGGATTCATATTACAGATCTATTCAGAATCCAAAAGAATTAAAGGTGTATTGGCCGATTTATTCAATAATACGTTGGATATCAACACTAACTTACCTATGTGGACAAGAAACACTTGTAAGTACGGTGATAACTTTGTTTACTTGAAATTAGATCCCGAGAAGGGGGTTGTTGGTGTACAACAATTACCAAACATAGAAATTGAAAGAGTTGAGGCTGGTATGCACGAAAAAAGAGCCCAATCTTTGGAAGATCCCACAGCACAAAGAGCCCTCCACTTCAAGTGGAAAAACAAAAACATGGAATTTCAATCATGGGAAATTGCCCACTTCAGATTATTGGGTGATGACAGAAAACTCCCATATGGAACCTCCATGTTGGAAAAAGCCAGACGTATTTGGAAACAATTATTGTTATCGGAAGATGCGATGTTGATTTACCGTACTTCGAGAGCACCTGAAAGAAGAATATTCAAAGTGTTTGTTGGAAATATGAACGACGAAGATGTTGAAGCATACGTACAACGTGTTGCCAACAAGTTCAAAAGAGATCAGGTTTTGGATCAGAAAACAGGTAACGTGGACATGAGATTCAACCAAATGGCAGTGGATCAAGATTACTTTGTTCCCGTAAGAGATCCGGCTGCACCTTCTCCGATTGACACACTACCTGGTGCTCAGAACTTGGCCGAGATTGCTGATATTGAGTACATTCAAAAGAAATTGTTAACCGCATTACGTGTTCCTAAAGCTTTTTTGGGATTCGAAGAAGTTGTAGGAGATGGTAAAAACTTGTCATTACAGGATATACGATTTGCTCGTACAATCAACAGAATCCAAAAGAGTATGTTACAAGAACTTAACAAGATTGCAATCATACATTTATTTTTGAATGGTTTCGAAGAGGAGATTGCAAACTTCACTTTAGGTTTAACAAACCCATCTACACAAGCAGATCTATTGAAGATTGATGTTTGGAAAGAGAAAGTTTTACTTTACAAGGACGCAGTTGCAGATCCAGGGAATGGAATTCAACCTGTGTCATCTACATGGGCGAAGAAACATATTTTAGGAATGTCTGACGAAGAAATTAAGTTAGATCTACAACAACAAAGAATAGAAAAAGCTGTAGGTGAAGAATTGAAAAATACACCAGCAGTTATTCAAAAGACAGGTATTTTTGATAATATCGACAAACTTTATGGTTCTGCGACAGGATCTACAGCAACTGCAGGTGCAACACCAAGTGGAGAAGTATCAGAACCAGCATTAGGTGCATTACCTGCCGAAACGGGCGGAGCATTACCTGGCGAAGAGGCAGCACCTGAAACACCACCAGCACCTGAAGGAGAAGCTGCCGCAACAGTTCCTGAATCTCGTTTCGACAATATGAATATTTTATTGGATTCAGATATGATTAAGGGTAGATCGATCTTAGATTTGAGTCAGGGTCAACAATATTTGGGAGAAATTGAAAAAGAGTTAGACAACTTACTAAACTCCTAATATTTATAAAAAAATATTGTTCCATGACCTTCGGAGAAGTAAAATCCATAATTGAAGAAAGCTTAATTGAATCTTATAAAGATTCGAAAAATTTCAGAGGTGTGATGAAAGAATTTCACACAAATATCTTGACTAACAAGTCGCTGTCAAAATTATATTCATTATATGATGATCTAAGTTCAGAAAAATCATTATCTGAAAGAGATGCTAAAGAATATTTGGAGGAAGGTATATCTTTGATCAGAACAATATTAGAAAATGCTAAGTTGCCAAAGTTCAGTTCAAAAAAAATTGAAAACAAATATAAAGATCTCGACACTTTAGTTTACACCAAAAATTTGAATATATCAGAGAGAGTTTCTGCGAAAAATAATTTAATTTCAAATTTAACTAAGTCTCCGAATACGTTAAAAGAGTCTATCAATTTACCTTTAACTTCGATGGTTTCAGTTGCAAATCAGACACTGAAAAGTTATATCGAAACTATGGATGAGACCACAAAAAAAGATTTCTTCAAGATCATAAAGTCTGATCAAAACGATTTGGAAAAAGAATTTTCAACTATCAAAGAAAGTGCGATTAACAAACTACAAACTATTCTGGAAGGTGAAAATGAGTTTGAACTGAAGACAAAAATTTCCGAAACTATTGATAGATTGAAGAACGAGGAGTTCAATCAAATGAACTTTGTGAGAATTAGCTCTTTAGAAAAATCTATTTAGTTACCTATCTTTTTTTGGGTATAAATCGCTTTGAGTTTTTGAGTTCTCTTTTTTACTGAAGGTTTAACATATTCTTTTCTTTCAAAAAGTTGTTTTTGCTGCTTTGTCTTCATTACTTTGGATTTCAAAGTTTTAAGAGCTTTTTCAATATTTTCGTTTTTACCGATTTCAATTACTAACATAATAACATATATTTCGAAAAGTCAATTTTGACTATTATATCCCTTTTTCATAATATTCTAAAAACAAATAAACTATTGTATATGAAACAAAATGAAAAAAGGAAAAACCTCAAAAATAAATAACTTCGAATCACTCAAAGTAAATTATGGGACTGTAGATTCTAAAAATTTAAAATCAATTTACATAAACATTCAA